CAGTGGCGGCGCTTGTTGAGGTGGCTGACCTTGATTGGAGGTCATATTGCCCATCATTTTGCCGTCAGGACCAAAGACAGGAGGTTGTTCAGCCGGTGGAGACGGTGATCCGGCAGCCATGGAGCGTTGCTGAGGCGGCGGGGGCATTGGCGTGTTGGGATTACTGCCGCCAATCGGATAGGCGCCCGCGCCCTGCAAATAATGGTTCTGTGCCATCGCCAAGGGCATTTCACCCATCGCCGATGAGGCATCGGCGGCTTCATTCTCAAATGGGTTCCCGCCATCCGCGAATGTCTGAACGCCCAGATTAGGGTTAACCATGCCGCCCTGGCTGAGGAACATCGGGGCGATCTGCATCACCATTTTACCGATATCGCCCGCGCTCGGACCCGAACTCGCGGCAGACTGAGAAGGAGGGCTCAGATTGAGTAGAGGATGGTTTCCAGAAGACTGAACCTGCATCTGTGGAACAATAGGGTCCGACTCCATCCAGTCAGGATTGCCCATGGCGCTGCCAGCCGAACCACCAGCCGCATATCCAACGGCGCCGCCACGGGCACTGAGGGGAGCGCCACCAACCGACGTAGGGCCTACAGAACCCGGAATAGACGATCCTGGATACAAAGCCGATGGGCCGCTATTGAATGCACCCATGCTGCCGGCAGCGCCAGCGGCGCCCACACCCGCACCCAGCAGTTGGCTCCATATGCTTGGCGAAGGCCCCGTAGATGTTCCCTGGCCGCTCGTGGTACCGCCCATGGCGCCAGACAGGCCACCTGTAATACCCGCAAGGTACTGCGCAGTCTGGAAGGGATACGCAAGTTGCGCGAGTTGGTTCTGATAGGGCGCGTTAAGCTGGGCCTGTTGTTGGGCTTGCTGCTGATTGCCAGACGCAAGCAGAGCGCCAGTTCCTTGCATATTCGCACCTAGAACAGATGTTCCCAGATTGGTCATGCCATAGCCGGCATTGGCCGTCATCTGCTGTTGCTGCTGAGCGGCATTCAGGGCGCTCTGATAAATCCCAGAGGCTGTCTGACCTGTGGCCAAGTTCTGCTGCCGGGCAAGTTCCCCCTGGGCAACACCAATACGGTCAGCGCCAACACCACCAGCGGTCTGCGTGGACCTGCCAGTCAAATCCTGCATCTGCTGGCCCTGCGACTCTTGCAGGTTCGCCATCACTGCCGAGGCATATGGATTATAATAATTGCTGATCTGTTGCCCGGTCAGGGGCTGTGCGCTGGATTGGATATCCTGCTGAGCCTGATTGTAATAGGGCTGAGCCGAACCTTGTAAGTTCTGATATTGTTGGAAAGCTTGGTTTTGAGTCGGGTTAAACCCGGCAACTGGCGCTACCGGGAGATTAAAGGGCGTGTTCGCAGCGTTCGTGGCCATGTTAATAGCCTGCGTGCCCGCGCCAGCAATAGCCGGATTCGCAGAATATGTCTGGTTCTGGCTCGTAGTTGTGGTGTTGGACCCTTTGCTGCCCGTTTTGTGTATCGGTTGTTTAGACCGCCTCGCAGTCCCTCAGTAATCCCCATACGTTTTATACAGTCAGGCGCGCTTTGCCGCAAGCCACGACTCTTTCTCCATATTGTGGTTCTTGCGCTTAACGTCCGTATCTCCAATCGGGTACAAAAAGAATGCCCCGATCCGGGGTAGATATCGATCGTAGAGCCTGATCTTGGCGGCGGTCCTGTCGTTTGACATGATGCCGGTGACCAATTTTATGTCCAGCTCATCAGCCATATTCTTCATCCACTGAATACAGGCCTTGGCATGTTCTGAAGCTCGATATTCGGGGTCTACATAAACGATCAATTCCTCAAGATGAATTTGCTCCGAATACCAATAGGAACCCAGGATAACGAAAACGATGGCTTCTAGTTTCCCAGGACTGCCTATGACACCGATTTGTCCTCGGGGTCCATTATCATTGCTCATGACTTGATCTGGATAGATAGCTCGATTCAGATAGTAATCGACTTTTTGGGGGGCTAACTTGAAAATGCCATTGTCCCGATGTCCCATCAGAAACAAGCGCCAGATTTCCGGAATGTCAGCCGCAATTGCCTTACGAACAAGAGAGGGGGATGGCTTGATGGTCATTGGATTAATTTTTCTTAGGGCCGGGGAGGGATTTCAAGGTAGCTATATGTTGTTTTCGGACGTGGTTCACGAAAGCATCCAGAACTTTGTGGCCAGCATCGATATCTCCACCGCCAACCATTCGGACTTGATCCGGCGACAATATATATTCGCCGCCGGCTGCGATGATCTTGGCGTGGGTGTCTCCACCATCTGCATAGCCAGACTTACGAACTTTCGTTAAAGAAGATAACCTCGCCATCTTAGGAGGGCCAGAGCCTCCACGGGACCTAGGTAGGTTCATGCCATAAGGACCACGGTTGAACATCTTATCCAAGATGGTGCCGCCAGCCATGGTGTTGCCCTGGCCGAGCGCACTGGGGATGTCGGCAGGAAGCACATAGGAGCCTCCAGGGACGTTCAGTGGTATCTTGTCAGTACGCCCAGGGATCGCGGATTTAAGCATGCCAGAGCTTCCCCTGGCCTCGCTGCGCACAAACCAGGGAGGATTAGGTAGGCCGCCCGCAGCCATATGTGTCCTGCCTCCACTTTTGCGCCATTGAAGACCGCGTGTGACATCCTCAGTATCCTCAGGATGATCTTTATATAAACCTTTCTCGAAGCGCTTCTGTACATTTCGCGCTTCCGCCTCGCCAGCAGAACGTTCGTAAGTAAGAAATCTGGCTAAGTTTCTTCTATCGATATTTTCAGGTTTTACTCCTTTGAGCTTTTCCTCATTTTTAATCCTACTTATTTGCCACGAAGGCATCTTGTTTTCCGGGAAATATTCATGAAATAACTCCGGTCGCCCTTCAGCATAAAATGGATTTGAACCTCTAGGAAATCCTTCTTTCTTCTGAATTGAATGCTGTAATTCATGAAGAACGTTCGATATAACTTCTGGGTCTTTTGGGTCGGATATGTGGATCGCGCCTGTTTGAGGATCGAACGAGGCTTTAGCATTTAATTTTTTTAGTCTATCGGGACTAACCGATATAGGAGGAATGTCATAAATCTTATGAAAGTCTCCAGCGGGATGCTTAAGTTCATACTTGTTGGTACCTGGGATTTTCTCCAGAGTAGCTCCTACATCAGACACTTCCTTGCGTGGCTTTAGGTCTGAGCCAAACGACCAACCAGACTTTGGAAAGACATCCCTATCGCCGAAATTGCCAGCAGCGGCTCTTGCCTCAAGGGCTTGATGAGCCGCATCATCCATGATGTCCTGCTGTGCGCCCTCAGCTTCCCTGCGAAACTTAGGACTGGTTCCCTTAAGCTCTGGCTTGATAGCATCGCTGACAACAGGATGCGCCAATGATGGTCTACCAGCGGTGGCGGCTTCTTCGCGTAGCGCTCGTGCCCCATAAGGCCCTACGAAGACACCGGCTGTGCCGGTTTTAACGGGTGCCCTGACGCCTAAGGCGTTGGTGAGACCATTAAGTACCAAATCACCGCTAGCTCCAGTGATCTTACCGGCCGTTTCAGGGTTTCCTGGCTGATATTCTTGAGCCCCTTCCACGAAGTTTTTCATGATGTTCGGGGCAGTCATAGCCGCCCTGGCAACCATCTTGCTGGCCAGGGGGTTAACGAAGGTCTCAGGCGACATGGCTGCCTGATCTGACGAATTGAAGATATCGTCAGTGGCGCCACCATCAGCCTTCATATCGTAATCCACGATATTACCGGCATCGTTATAGATATTCCTATGGTCTTTGTTGGTCCGCATTCCCTGCATCATGTTTTCCGGCGTCATGAAGCTGGGATCGTTTTGTTGAGGGTTCATCAGCATCTGGGCAAATCCTTGCGGATGATCCAGCATATTCAGGAAACCCATTCCTCCCATGCCCAGCATACCGCCGCCGGCTTTCTTGATGGGGCCGCCTTGCTTATATCCTTTCCATGGTTTCTTGGACATCACGCCGCCAATCGAAGGCGGTACGATCTTTCCATCAACCTTGAGACCGCCACCGGTAGAAGCCCGCCTAGCAATACTATAGGCTATTGCCAAAGCTTGCTTTTGAGGCTTGCCAGCATCCATCTCTGCGGAAACGTTCTTTCCGAAAGCCTTCTTTGATTTGGACTTGATGAGAGGCATTTCGTCTCTTTCAATAAAGGGCAATCTTGCCAGAGAACCCAGAAGAAGTGACCACCGTGATATATCCCTTGGTCTGGCTTGAGCTAAAGGTGATGGCGCCAACAGACGATGGCGCTGTCGTAGACATGGCCGTCGCTCCAGGAAATACCTGACTCAAAGTCTTGTTAACGGAATTGAGAGCGATAACCCCGTTTTGTAGAGCCGAGATCAGATCGGTAATTGATGCCATTTATGCGAACCTCGCGAATTCGCCATTATGCTTGATGGCTGCCTTTTTGTATGCCTCATGAGCTTCTTCAGCCGTATCGAATAGTCCAAGATATCGGTTTATACCGCTGCTCTTTATATGAGACTGCCACTTTTTGCCACCGGCATGCCAAGAGACGCCTTTGAAGCCAGACTTATTCGTTTTTGGTTTTTTGGAATTATAGGTATTTTGCTGTTGAGTGGACTCACGAAGATTAGACAGGCGGTTATTGAGTGGGTTTCCGTCAATATGGTCTATTGCGTTTTTAGGCCATTCTCCATAAACGTAAAGCCAAGCAAGCCTGTGAACAAAATATTCCTTATTATCTATGCATATTTTAAGTCTTGAGTATCCTATGACCGCCTCATTAGCATAACCAGATTTGGTTCCAGGCAACACATAGCCGCGTCTCTTCAAGGAGATAAAGATACCAGTCTCAGGATCGTAATTAAAAAGATCATGAAGTCTCTGTGCTGTTATCATGTCATCTGCGCCCATCAGGAGCATACCTATACCGCACTCTTCCTATCCTCCACCAAGAGTCCAAATCTATGCCTTCGACCCTCATACTCATCAATCTACCACGAATGCGCGTGTTGATAAACTCGGTATTCTTATTGAACGCATAGGGACCATACACCCTTGGTGTGTCACCAGGGTAATCTGTCGCGAAGAACGTCAGGGCTAGATTGGCGCTGGTACCTCCAGGAAACGTCGTGAACTGCATATCCGGCAAGACCCAGTCCACGATGGCCATCTCATTGCCATCAGCGATGGACCAGTAACCCGTCTGGAAAGATGTATCGATCGGCAACGTGCCCGCATTGTACCCAATCTCGTGCTGATAGATCGTTCCCGTCAGGTCAGCGCCAATCGGATTGCCCAGCACCGTCACATCGATCCAGGCCGAGCGGCCAAGAGTGCCATAGTCCCATTCGTTTTCTGTGGTGTTTAGCTTGGCATAAAGGGAATTCTCGCCATTGCCACCTAGTGCCGGAAAGAACCAGGAAATCTCGTTGTACAGGCTGTTAACAGCGCAACGAACTTTTCCAATATTGGCGATATCCATGTTCTGGAAGACAAAGTTCCATACTGGACATGGCACGGGTGCCACGCCCTTATCGCTAAGAACAAAGAAGTTGTTGGGTCCCATCCAGTAAACGTTTCCATTAAGAATGCCACAGGCATGTTGACCGACAAGACCGCAACCAGAACCAACGCGGTTAAAGCCGAATACAATGGGTTGACCCACGTTTTGCATCACGTAGACATCGATGTCGGTCCATATGATGCCCTGCTGTGCTGACTGGATACCACCCCTGATGATCGAACCCGTCGGAATACGGAACGATCCAGCCCATGTCTGAGAGTTGACCGCAAAGTTGGTATAGTCCAGCGCATCTGACCATCTTACGACGAGAGGGTCTTTTACGCCGCTGCTCTGGATAGAACCCCAGCATACGAGAATTTGCTGAGGCTGAGATACGAAGATGCCGCCATTGAAAAACGGGGCTGTGGGAATAACGCTGGCGTTCTGAAAGCCGCTATTGGCAGACCAGACATAAACAGGCCCTCCAGAAGGACACGCAAGCAGCGCCTCACCCCAATTCGACAGACTCCAGTCAGTTGCTGTGATAGGCGTGCCAGAACCTGCCGGTGCTGCACTGCCTGTTCCAAAGCCACCAAGACCAAATGGTCCACCACCAAAACCCAGGCTAGCAGGAGGACCCAGTGTATAATAATAGACCAATTCAGCACGGCTGGAATTCATGGATGCCGTGGCAGCACTGGTCCCTTGCGTGGCCACGCTGATATTGAAGCTGGTTGAGTCGATGATGCTTTGTATCGAATAAGGTCCCTGGATGGTCACGCCACCAATACTGCTTGGAGCGATAAACTGCTGGAATATTCCCGTGATCATCGGAAAGTTGTTGTTGGGAAGAACAACTTTAACGATGGCGCTGCCAGAGGATACGGTGAATACAGGGAGAATTCCGCTAGACGTAACAGTTGTATTCGCGGGGACGCTGGACAGGATGGTATAATTGCTCGAACCAAGAGCTGTGTTGACAGGATAAGCGCCATTCAGCAGAAGGTTGCTGAGCGCGATTGGAGTGTTAAAGTAAACAGTAGTAAAAACTGTGGCGCTGGAATTGGCGTCTACGATCGTGACGATGTTGCTTCCGCTGGAGACGGAGAAGTTAGGCGTAAAGTCGCTGATCCTTGTTTGAGGGGTAATATCTGTGTTAGCCCCCGAGACGATCACAGAGAGGGATTGCGTAGCCCCGATGCCGAGATATTTGTTGGTAAGAAGTCCCTCCCAGCCGAAAAGCTCTTTGATCGTAGAACCGATGGCAACAGGATAGTATTGGCTCCAGCCGCCTACCTTTTGTACCATTTGTTGCTGATATCGAACATTGTTCGCCGCAGAGATACCGGCCTCGTTCTGTGATAGCGTCATCATGGTATTTACCCCAGGACGCAGATTTACAGAAGTCATCGGCATGGGCTAAGCTCGTGGCGGCGTGGCAGGATTGGGGATTTTATTCTGCCATGCGGGGGCAGTATATTTCTTTCGAGCCTCCTCCATATTGGCAGAAGCCAATAGCTTATCATACTGACTATCCCATGAGACAGCCGATTGTGGATTGTCGCCCTGCGAGCCGAAGTTCTTTTGATAACCGGATGCAAAGATCATCGATGCGGCAATAAATAGATCAGGGAGCGTCTGGGTGAGAAACGTGCTGGAATTGCTTACTGACAAAGCCAAAGGCCGCTGCGTTCCAACGATTTCTACATTGTAGGATTGATCAGGAACAGGACCTAGCGTGGCATAGGTCGCTGTTGCCGGCGCAAAGAACTTGGGAACGCCAGTACCGCTGCTGTTGCTGGGATATACATTATCGATGAACATCTTGGATGCGACTTGAAGTGGAATGCGGGTTCCGTTCGAAGAGAACGCAGTGACCGGCGTTATGATATTGATCTGATCCACAACCAAGAACGATCCTATCGTCGTCGGATAGTTGAAGATACGCTGGTTGGCGACAACATTGGTGCTGGTATCAGTAATGTAAGTCGCTAGGAAATCACCCTCCCGGTAAATCCTCTGTTCGGCATAATCTATCATACCCGGAAGCATAGTATTGAAGTTCACATCAGCCGTAGATGTGACCATCAGATTGGTGATCTCTGCAATGTAAGTTGTGTAATTTAGGGATGATGCCATTATCCAGCCCTATATATTCGTAGCTGAGCGACAGAAACTGATGATACCCCATCTCCAGTCAGCAAGAACTGATGGAATAAATATCCCGTGGTCGGCGTAAGCGTCACATCAATGATTTCTCCAATCGAACCAACCGTAACGCCGATCGCCAATGTCGTGAATCCAATCGGCGTATTAGAACCCTGAAAAGCCCATGTCACAGGCCCTGAAGCAACGAACCTTGCATTATTCGGAGAGGTAGCGATAAACCTCGTAGCGGTTACCCCCTGCGTGGGATAAAGCAGCGACCAGTTCTTGCCAACTGAATTATTGGCACCTGCAACTGATCTAGAAAGAATGGCGCTGAACGCAAATGGCTTATTGATATTGGAGTCGAACGCAGCAGCTAACCCGCCACCTTGGGTGAGATTACCAATATTGAGACCGATCGTGTCTATAGGATTGTTATCAATATTGTATCGTTCGGGGCGAGGATCATCGACGGGCTGAGGGTCGGCCGGAAGAACAATCGTGCGAAGTTGCTCTTGCGGCGTATCGTAGCAGTCATCGCAAACCAGCATGTTCTGGTTAACGGTTCTGGGGCCCGCCCACTCATATTGCCATTTCAGGTCTGGCTTATTGTATAGGGCACCGCACTTGTCGCAAATGGCCCAGGCGACTGGATTATGCGTTGAGACCTGAGCGCGGCCATGTGGACGATAACTCATCTAAAGTACCCAATAAGTCCTGGCATGATAGCCACGCTTACATTTTCTATATCCTGCTTTGCAGCAATGTCCCAAGCCTCTTGCGCATCTTGCTTGCGTTGCATCTCTAGAGGTGGCGCATAAATTCGCGCTAGTCTGGCAGCGAGCCCCGAAACGAACGCATCCAGCCACAAATAGGGTATCTCGATGTTCTGGCCGTTGAGATACTCAGCGTCCTGTATCTGCCGAACCCGATAGTAAAACAACGTATAAGGACCATTGCCGTCAGGTACCTGCCAAAGGGTGATCGTAGGAGAAATCAACCGATCGTACCAAAAGACCGTAGGAAACGCCTGTAATGTCTTATCGGGATACGTAGCGTACTCCGATCGACTGATTGGATAGATCGATCTGTCAGTCGGTGGAGAACCATATCTGACATAGGCATCCAGGATCATCGCGGTCTCGGCGGGAACCGTATAGGTCGCAACTCCCTGCAACAGAGGCAGCGCCTGAAGATCGACAGTCCATAGATTAGGTTGCTGATCAGACATGCGCGCCAAAAGAAGGTTAGCCTCCATCCTGGCGTCCATCAAATGCGTCTGCTCGATCTCGGTGCGTCTCACGCCAATCCTGGCAAAGGCATTGAGAACAACCTCGCCGAGGGAGGGCGAAAAATTATACGCGCCACTAGTGGTCTGAGGCATAGCCAAACTCCATCCCTTTAACCTTCCTACCTGGATTGCGGCACGCAAACCAGACATTGGTTCTATGGACTCCAAATTTAGAGGCGGCTTCTGCTATACTAGAAAATAGCTCTCCCGTAGAGATGCAAATTATAGGACGTAATCTGGCTGCGGTTGCCAGTATTATGTTTCCCCTCCTAGCTAAGGTCTCTATTTCTGTCGGAAGTCTCTTTGGGGCTAGCTTTTTTGTAAAAGAGATTTTTGTTTTTGTTTCCTGGCTTCTCTTTTTCCCCAACCAATACCTAACTGGGTTTGCCAGCATCCTTTCTCTCGTCCGCTCTGCAATATCAGGACGTTTTTTGTCTCTCCAATAGCCTATCGTGCCGATCATACGCTTGCGTAACTTATCTACCGTTTCGGGCTTATGTTTCCTACCCACCCAAAATGTATTACCCTTGAGCCGAGCACTAATCTTGGCTCTAGCTTCAGAGGACATTTCAAGGCCATGAACGCCCTCACCACCATCAGTAACATTGTACTCTGGCCTGCGTGCGGCAATATAGGCCATCTCAAGATCAAGGGCGTATTTGTAGTCAAAGCAAACAACTAGAACCGAAAACTTGATATTACTCTCACCGTATTTTCTTATCGCGACACCTAAGCGACGACCCTTTCCGTGCCTAGCTAGGTACAGATGCTTATAAACTCTCGTAGATAGGCCTTGTCTGGTTATACCTACATATCGCTTGCCATTAATCTTATTAACTGCTTGATAAAGCACAACCTGACTCATGGAGTGATGATCCTTAAATCGCCATTAGCCGCCGCTGAGGTGGCCCCAATCGATGTGATAGCCCAGGTGGCATTACCCAGATCGGATACGCTCGATAGCCATGTCGCCGTAAAAAAGGAATTCTGCTGTGTCATCGGGATGGCCGTCGAGACGCTCGTAAGCCCGACAGGATATACGATCGTCAGCGTGCCGCTGGCGGGAACCGTGATATTGCCATTGGCATCAAGGAATTCAGCTACAAACTGTGCTGTGTTGCCTGATTTGACGTTGGTGGTCATTATGATCCCTGGACTATGATGGCAATTCTTGCTCCAGCAACAGATACAGGTGTTCCCGTAGCTGGGATAGACTGTGGTTCGTTGATCGAGACTATAGCAGCCCTGGCCATATTCTCAACAATGCCAACGTTACCCAGATGCAGGGGATCATTCTCGATAATATCGACATAGGCCCTGACGGGAATGTTGAACTGATACAGAACCCCAAGAAAGAAGTCCCGGCGCTCCGTGGCTCGCAACTGAGCTGAATAATTAATCGGGACAAACTCAGCCCGCGTCAGGATCGATTGGAGTTCCTTTTTTAGGCCGCGCTTAAACCTGACAGGCTCAGAAAGCCATGCAAACCAATCAACCAGAATGGTTGGGATCAGGGCGTTGACAAGAAATTGCTGACGGCCTTCTAGAAGGCGAGGTCTAAATCTCTTAGGCTCAGAGAGCGCCGCAAACCAGTCGATCAGAATGGTCGGAAATAGTGTCTCGACCAGGAATTGCTGGTTTCCCTCAATAAGCCGAGATTTAAAACGTTTTGGCTCCGATAGGCCCTGCATCCAGCTAAAAGAAACAAATGGATGCTGGAAAGCTAGCGTCTGTTGACTGCCTGTGCGGAGTCCGATCTTGTTCTTAATGCGAAGTTCAGACAGTGGTGCAAACCATTTATCAACCGATATGGTCTCGGCCGTACCGGCGCCGACTTGGCCGATCGTGAATTGACCTATGGTGCCAAGACCTAGCATTTTGGATCAGAGCACCCATTCGATAATGACAATACCGGCCGTGCCCGGCGTTCCAGCGGTTGTCAAAAGAAAGGCACCACCGCCCCCAGCGCCAAATCCGACTGCGGTTGTCGGTGATTGAGAGACATTGAGCGATCCAGGAATAGCCCCATAGCCAAGCGGATTTGATCCACCTACGCCGCCGACTCCGAAACTTGCGGCGGTTGACCAGCCTCGACCACCATGCTGGCCCAAAATAGAGAACGTAAATGGGCCGGTTGCTGTGCCGCTGGAACCACCCTCTGATCCTGTGCTGCCGGCAGCCGTATTGCCAGCGCCGCCAGCAGAGCCACCCGCCGTGACGCTTACGGGGGTACCGATGATTGTATCGCCACCACTGCCCCCAGCGCCGCCAGCAGCACTGCCTGCCGCACCTGCCGCGCCAATCGTGATTGCGATTGCGGTCCCCGCCGGAAGACCTGTAAACGTGCCTTCGCAGTAGACGCCGGCAGCACCACCACCGCCGACCGCGCCCGCGCCATTCGTGCCGCCGCCTCCGCCTCCACCGCCGACCAT